ATACTAAATATCCGATTAGTTTATATCATATAGGTAGTGCTGATTTATTTGACTTTTCAAATGTAAATACAGAACCATTTAATATTGCTTATAAATTATTTAACTTGACATATGACAGTTTAATAAATTTAAATATTAATAATAATACTTATAAAAATATTATTTTATATGGAAATAAACAAATATTAAAATATCAATATGAATCTATTCAATATTTTTATACAAGTAAAATAATTAAAGAGACTATTAATGATAAAAAATATACAATATTATGTATAATATGCGATAAATATAATTTATATAAATATTTAATTAACAATGCAAAATTAAATTTTCCAAATTGTAATATTTTAAGAATTCAAAAAAATACGATTGGTAAAATATCATATTCGTTAAGATCATTAGATGGTACTCGCGTTGATAAAATTGCTAGATTTTATGGTGGTAATGGTCATAAATTAGCGGCAGGATATACAATTTAATTTAATATAATATAATATAATTATGGAAAAAATTAAAGATAAAATTAATAACAAGTTTAAAAAATTTATAAATAAAGACATGCATCCATTTTTTAATGATTTAAATAGAGTAAACAAAATTACCAATAATTTTAGAAATTACCAAAAAAATACATCATTAAATAAAATAGAATATAATAAAAATATTAATGTTAGTGATGTAAAAGTTAAAAAAAATGTAAAAGATATTTTAACAATCGAAGATTTAAAAAAGTTAAACTCGGAATTAAAAAATAATACTAATTATTTTAAAATATTTAAAATAGTTACAAATATATCAAAATATTATTTAAAAGATAACGAAATAACCAAAAATAATTTTGATAAAAATAAAGATTCTATATTAGTAATTGGCGCTGGGCCAATCGGATTATTTTTATCATGTTATTTAAAATTAACATATCAATTAAATGTAATATTAATTGATAATCGTATAAATAAACCCGGTTTTAGGAAACCATATACTAGAGTTAGACCATTTTCTACATCATCAAAATATTTATCATTAATATTACCTAAAATTTATTGTATGGGAAACAATAATTATTTAAATTTAATAAATATATTTGTACTTGAATATTTATTATACTCTCAGGCTGTGTTAGAATACGATATTATAATGTTGTATAGAGATTATGATTGGAATGATTATACGGATATTATGAAAAAATATGATATAAATTTTGTATTTGATTGCACAGGAGGTAGATTAAAAACTAATATATTTAATAATATTGACTCGTCGTGGATTAAAAATAAAATTAATAAAGATTTAGGTAAACAATTAATGATAATTGATAAAAAAAATATAGTTCATTTAGTAGATTACCCTGAAATACAAAAATTTAAATTAAATCATTTTTATTGTTCAATAAATATTTATGATAATAATATGCAATATATTGAAAAAATAGAAATAGATATTATGAGTGAAAAAGATTTAATTTATTTGAATAAACATAAAAAAAAATATTATAGTTTTAAAAATATTATAAAAGTTATAAGTGGTATTCATGATAATATTGGTAGAAATTATTGTTATGATTCCATTAAACCGTATGAGAGTATGAAAGACAATTTATTTGAAATTGATATTTGGAGCATTTATATTAGACATATTATACAACCTTCTGAAATTTTTACAATAAATAAAAAAGAAAGATTATATATAGCTGTTGGTGATAGTATGTTTCATAGTCATTTTATTATTGGTGCCGGATTAAATAGAACTATTAAGTTTGCGGTATATGCCGCAAATCAATTAAATAATTTATATTAATTATTATATAATCTTTTATTTTTATTAAACTTTTTGAAAATATAAATACTAAATTTTCTATATCTTCATCAATAAATCCAGATGAATATCCCATATATTATAATTAATAATATATATTTAAATAAATTATTAATTTAATTCTTAATTATAATATATTGTATCATTTTCTTTTGATAACATCATTTTAATAAATTTATTATTAATTTTTGTTAAAATAGTAGCATATTGACCAGTGTACCCGGTTCTAAGAATTGCGTAGTTTGATTTAAAAACATTAATGCTATGCATTGCATTATTTTCTTGCTGTACATTATGAGATGGATGTGGCCCCATTTCCTTTTCAATAAATTGTGTAACAGAATTACCCCAAATTTTTTTACCTGCTATTTGTGCAATTTCATTTTTAGAATCAATATTTTGTGTATCTTCTGACATTATATATATATATATATATATATAATAAAATAATTTCAATTTTTTACATTATAACTTACATTTTATCTTAATATAATACCTTTATTAAATACTTTTAAAAAACTATAATTATAAGAAAAAACTCTTAATAGACACCCATCCTTTCCATTTTTATAAAACCCGTTTAGATGCTCGTTATTTTTAATATTATTTTTACCAATATTTAATATTAATTCTTGATTATCACCGATTGCCCCAAAATTTATAGTTCCCAAAGGATCTAAATTATTAGGATCTACACTAAAACTAAACACATTTATTCCATCTGCTGGTTTATTAGAAAAATGATAATATGGGACAATTGAATTAAAGAAATTACCATCTCTTTCTTGGAATTTATCATAACCATTTAGTATTAAACGAGATGATACAATTGGATTATCTGTTCTATTAATAAAATTACCAAAATTAAATACATCTCGGATATTTAATGTATGTTTATTTAAAAATGCCGTTTGATCGTCTGTTGTATTTAAACCTTCTTTAATTTCATCTATTGTTTTTGACATATCTTCGAATGTTAAGTTATTTTCACTTAAAATTACATTATCTATTGTTGCTTTTGCAGTAATTTCATTATTAAGTGTTTCTGCAAATAAAATAATTCCTTTCACTTTTTTAGATAATGATTCTAATATTGTATTTCCCCCAGATATCATAGCGGGTACTTCTCCTATATTAATAAAATTAGAACTAAAACGAATAATTGGATTCTTTTTTGACATATCTAAACCATCTCTTGTAGATAACCATATTAATTTTCCAAAATTATCTAATGCTTTGTCAAAATTATCATCAAATGCAAATGATAAAAATTTATTTCTATTATAATATCTATTTAAATTTGTTGCCCACATTATATATTTACACGAATTTTGAAATGTTAAATTATGTCGAAAGTCCTGTGTTGTAATATGATCTGTTATTTCATCTACTGTTTCAATTAAATATTCTATGTTTGGATCAGTTTCAAAATATCTTTTTTCTTCTTCGTCTAAAAAAATTAAATCAGCTAATAAATAAGAAGATATTATATTAGGTAAATTATCAGATGGTTCATTAGTTCCTTTCCAATTTATACAATCTAGTGCATGGTTTAAAGTTACGTTTATCTGTATATTCCCATCAATTGAACATAAAGGGAAACTTAATACTGTTGATTTTGTAAACCAAAAATTTAATGGAATATATAATGTATATTCATCATGATCAACATCTATATTTTTTAATCCGTCAACATTTCCAATCATTTTATCATAATTATCGTCATGTGAATCATTTCTATTTAATTCATTATACATATTAATAAATTCACCCTCGTGTATATCAATAAGTTCTGAATTTATCATAACCTCAATATTATCAATAATTGCATGACCTATTTTATTTACATATCCCCAAGATTTAGATGTATTTTCTTCTAATTTTAAAACTAATGTTAATCGATGTAACAAGTCTCCTATATCACTTGTTATTGTGGCTGTTTTTTTTCCGCCATCAAAGTTGCCACCAAAGTTTACGATATTTCCATCAAAATTTATTTGAATAGTGCCTGTTGAAAAATTTGTATAACTATTTATTTTTTTTTTAAATAACGTTATTTTTGGTGTACCAGTCAAGTATTTGTCTTGTTCACCTAAAGATACCATTTGTAGTAATGCTCCACTCATTATAATATAAATAATATAGAAAATACTATTTATATATAAATAAAATTAAACTATTAAAATTTATAAAAAAGATCCAAAAGACCATCTTTAATTTTAATAATATTGAAAGATTTTGCATAAATAGTAAATAATGATGTACTATTGCTTGAAACACGAATACTAAATTTTTTTATTTTTCTTAAATTCCAATATCCAGAAGATATTAAATCTTCTGGATTTAAACACATTATTAAAGTATTAATACCCTTGTCAGGAAATCCACTGTGATTATAATAAGGAATTATATAATTAAAATAATCACTTTCTCTTGGTTTTGATCTAAAATAATTTGATCCATTTATTTTAAATTGTATATTATTTATATTGTATTCACCATTATTTGTAAAATTTGTAAATTTATCCATATTATTACTTAATGATTTATTAACCCATACAAATTGTTTTGTTGGCAAGTTAAACGGTAATATAAATTCTTTAATACTCGATGTAGATAAATTTTTTTCAAATTTATATATTTGTTCAATTACATATTCTCTATCTTCTTGAATAAACCTTTTCTTCTCGATATTATCCAGAAATATATAATCTACCAATAATGAAATATTCTCTAAATTTCCAGATGGTATTGTTCCTGATTGTATACAATTATTTTTACTTTCAAAAAAAAATTTCATATATACATTTTTATTTAACATAGACATAATAGGAAAAGATGAATAAAAATTATTACAGAAATAAAAATTAAGTGGAATATAAAGTGTATTTTTAACATTTGCTTTAAGTCCATTATTTATACCATTATTTCCAGTTGTCCCAATCATATTATCTAAATATTTTTTTTTATCATTGGTTAAACTTAATTCTGACCACACATGCATCCATTCTCCGTAAAGTTTATCGATTAATTGATTTCCAACATAAAATTCAACTCTTTTTATTAATCTAAATCCTATTCTATTTGTCCAATAAGTATTATCTAAACTTGAATCATATGGTAAATCTACTTTTAGATACATTTTATTTATTAAATCTCCTCCTTTATTTAATTTTATAATTGAATTAGAATTAAATGAAGGCTTATCTGTAAATAATATCTCTTTGTTTTCTACTGCAAAATTACTATATCTTTTATATTTAAATTTAAAAAATGTAATATCTTCATTTGAAATTAAATATACATCTTCTTCCCCGAAAGCAACTAATTGGATTAAACCACCTTTCATATATATATTATACTTATTATAGAAACTTTTAAATCTAATATAATCATATATATAATAATGGAAAATAATATATTTTGTTGTCAATCAAAAATTAATAATTTATATAATATTGATGAAAATGATATATATAAACCTATTGAATTATTCTCAAAAGATTTTAATATTACATTTAATTACAACAAAAGTGATAAACTAATTCAAAATAATGATAATGATAATGTAATGAATTATTTTATTAAAAGTAGTAAAGATATTAGTATTATTTTTGTATATCCAAAAGCGTTGAAACACAAAAAATTATTAAAAAATATGTATGATAAATTAAATAAAAATGGTGTTATTTTTTATGAAAAAAATATAGAATTAACTTCTCTTTCTGTATATAATTTAATATTTCAATTATATTTTAATGAATCTAGAATGAAAAATCCAATGAGTATTATATATAAAGTAAAAAGAATTGGATTTGATGATTTCAATGAAAAGGTACAAAATGTTAAAGTAATTGTTTACAAACATAAAAATAATAAAATACCAATAAATGGTAATTCTTCTCCCTTTAAAATGGAATTAAGACAACTTTTTTATGATCAAGATATTAAAAATATAGATGAATCAGAATTAAAATTATATGATTATATTCATGTTAATAATGATGATAATCAAGCATATGTTTATGCCGGTATATTATTTAATGAAAATTCTTTAAATTTTTTGAAAAAACAAAATAGTTGGAAAATATATGAAATGTATAAAAGTATTAATTTATTTAATAAATTTAAAAATTATATTAATAAATATGGTATTATTGGCTTCGAAACAACATTATTATTTAGTTCTTCTATATTATTTTCTTTAGGAGTCAGAGAAATGAATGATATTGATGGTTATATTGTTAATAATAATTACATAAACATGGATGAATTAAATGAATTTAATGAAGGTAATATTGATCTAACTTTTAAAGGGTCCAAACAAACAAATATTGAATGGTTAAAAACATTAAATGATCGTGCAAAACAATACGGTGCAAAAAACTTTGATGAATTAGTTATTAATCCAAAATATCATTATTATTTTATGGGTGTTAAATTTTTAAGATTAAAATACGATATTATAACAAGATTATCTAGAGGTAGACCTGCACAAATAACAGATTTACTT